CATGGCGGGCCCTAGAGGAATTGAACCCCTATCACCGCGATCGGAACACGGTGTTCTATCCGTTGAACTAAGGACCCTTGAGATATTTAACTCAAAAAAATAGGACCCTGAGGTCCTATTCTTACATAGTCGGTCCGTTGCCGTTCTTAAAACCTACCGTACCACCTTCTGCTTCTATACGCTTCATAGCGTCTTCAAATAAGATAGGTGCAAAGTCAGTTTGTTCAACACAAGCACACCAGTAGCGCGGATCAATCTCATTGCTGTATAAGATTTCACCAGTCTTAGCATCGACGCCGCGAGCCTTCATAACACGGTTGGCATGTAAGTGACCGTGAATGTTAGTACCAAAGCGACCTAAACTTGCTTCATGAACAGGGATGTGACTTAAGATCATACCGTTCATCACATGGTAGGCCCTCAATTCTCTAAAGTACATCCTGTACTCGTCATCACGAAAAATGTCGTGGTTGCCGCGGATTAAGACCTTGTCGCCATTTAAGCGGGCTAACGTAGGTAATGCCCTGCGGTTGATAACAACATCGCCTAAAAAATAACACTTGTCTTTTGGACGAACTTTTTCGTTATATCTTTTAATTAATTCTTCATCCATTTCCTCGGCATTATCCCAAGGCCGTAATTTGGTCACACCATCGTTTCGCATAAAACGACAAACTCCTTGGTGTCCAAAATGTGGATCAGAATATAAAAATACTGCTGGCATATCGATCTCCTTTCTTTAATATTGTATTATAACACCAATAGACTAAACTGTCAATTATTTGTCAACAAATACATTGTGACTTCGGGACCGTCTAACAATACTATATCCTGCGGATATTTATTGCCCGAGCCCCAATTATTTTTTAATGGTTTAACACCAACCATTTTGGGATTGAGTTTCTTAACAATGCCAATCATCAAACTATTACTAGACGGATATGCCACACAATCGCCTACTTTGAGCAATCGTCCCAATTTGTCTTTATGTTCGATGGGTTCTTTAACTTTCTTTTCAGACATATTCAATCCTGTATTGTGAATGTGGGTAATGTTCCATAAGCCATTCTAGCAAACCATCCTCATAGGGAAGATTTACAGAGCCGTCGTAGTTTGTAATATACATTATACCGCTTTCCAAATTTCCTTAAAACCTTCATCTTCCGTTGGCATCTCAAAACTGGCCAACATACCTTCTATTACAGCATCTGGAATTTCTTTTCCGGGCCTACTTGCCAATCGACGCTTTAATTCAATTCTGTCGGGTGTTTCAAACACTACAGCAACGTGCTCATAGTCAGGCAACATATTAAATTTACGAGCTCGACTAGCAAGAGTTGTGCTAGTTTGATCCCAAATAATATCTCGACCCGCCTCGCGGGCCACAATAACTTCTTGTGCCATCAACTCTACAGCCCGTGGCATATACTCATTGAATACTTCACTATAGGTTTTACCCTCGGCGGCTGCATATTCTTCTACAAGACGATCTGTAGAAATGTAGGCACAATCTCGAGTCCAATCTTGATTGTTAATCCAAGTAGTTTTACCGCTACCCGGAACTCCTACTAATTGATAACATTTAGGCATATTCATACACTATTATAACATGTATTGATAACAATGTCAAAAGAAAACCCTACCGTACATTACATGCATTGGGTAGGGCCGTGTTATATGTAGATTAGGCTGTACGCTTAACCAAGTGATATCCAAATTGGGTTTGGACAGGGCCGACGACTGTGCCTACTTCACTGCCAAATGCAGCTTCTTCAAATGGCTTGACCATCATACCTCGGCTGAATGGACCAAGGTCTCCGCCGTTTTGGCCGCTAGGGCATTTGCTGTTGGCACGGGCCAATTGAGCAAAATCAGCACCTGCTGAGATTTGTTCTTGCAGGTTAACTGCTTCTGCCAATGTTGGCACTAAAATATGACTTGCTCTTACTTGCATGATTTTCCTTTTATAAATGGTCGGAATGGTGGGATTCGAATCCTTGTACTCTAAATTGGTGGGATTCGTTTTGAGGCCGGTCCCGGTGAGTAGATCACTACTTCCTGTTACATCGCAATCGTGTACTATTGCTCGCCCTAAGGGTTAGGTACCTACCTTAGCGACTCATACTGGATAATGTAACTTATCCGCTGCTCTTGGTCTCCAGTGTGGGATTCGAACTCACATTATTCCTCGTCCCAAACGAGGTGCCATAACCAGGTTAGGCGAACCGGAGAAATCTCTTAACATATTCGTCTATTGCGGGTTGTACCTCGACAACATAACGACTATGTACATAACTATGATGTGTAGGACAAAGCGGAACTAAATTGTTAGGATCATTATTCTCATGATTATGGTCATAATGATGAACTGCTACAATCTTATTCTCACCGCATACTACACACTTCTTTTCATGATGAAGAAAACAAATGGACTGATAGTTTTCACCTTTCCAATTACCGTTGCCTTCACCACTTCTAAAATGCTTGTTAGCACAACTACGACTACAGGTACCTTTTGATTCCTTATAGTTCTTTATTGGCTTACTACAAACCGCGCACTCAACTACATTAGTAGGATTCAAAAAACACGATGTTTCATGCTTCTTTATGTTTCCTACTGTAGTCTCTTTAGCACAATGTACACACCCTATCTTACGATTCATTGCTAACAAACCTGGTTTTGTTATTCTGTTTTTCATACTACTATTTATCATAGCGATACAAAAACGAGATTTTCCCAAAGCAGATGCGCTAACCAGGCTGCGCTACATTCCGAAAAACTTTTTACTTAAATGGAGGGCCGCTGACCCAACCAACTAAACTATATCTAACACCACTGGTTACTGGAGTAACTTCGTGAAGTGCGTAACTGGGGAAGAAAACAATGGTGCCTCGATCTTTACTGGGAGCATCTGGCTTTTCAGCAACGTGCAACAATAGATCACCACCTTCGTAATCTGTGGGTTCTGACAACAGTAAACTAAAGCTCAATTTGCGTGTTGTAAATGACTTATACAACATGTCGCAATGCTTCCCATAGTGGTCGTCTGTATCACCGATGTATTTGGTAAATTGTAGGCTATCAATGTTCTTCAAATCGTAGCCAAAGAACTTAGAATTAATATCAACTACAGCTTTGGTCAATCGTTGGAAGATCCAAGAATTTTCTGGCAACATACTATTGATCCAAGATACTTGGCAGCTTCGAACACCGTTATTCTTACCTGCTGTTCTACCTTCGTCCATGATTGAAGACAATTCTGCGTTTTCACCAGTTTCGATAATTTTATCTAATTCTTCTGTGGTAAAGATATTTGAAGCAAAGCACCATTGTTCTCTGGTGCCCATTTCATCTAGATACCAACTAGTCTGAAGAATGATTGGTTGTTGTTGGGTAGTGGTTGCCTCTACAGTTTCTTTCTTTGCACGAGGTTTTCTTTTTTTAGTAACTTCTACTACGTCGGCTTCGATGACATCTTGTGTATTTGACATATTTTCCTATTATGGTTATTTGGTACCTGAGACTGGACTCGAACCAGTATCGCTCTCCGTGTAAAGGAGACGTATCACCTCTCTACGCACTCAGGCTACTTAATTTGTTCTACGATTATACCTGACTTTTCTAAAAAGGTCAAGCCTGAATCGTCTCTATAATTCTCACTATAAAAAACTCTTTTTATTCCAGTTTGATGTATAAGTTTAGCACAATCTAAACACGGACTATGTGTAACAAACAAATCAGCATCTAATCCACTTTCACTGCTACGTGCTAATTTTGATATGGCGTTGGTTTCTGCGTGTAGCACTTCTGGTTTGGTTTTTAACTCTGGTTCGTTGTTGGTGTTATAGCCTACAACCACTTCGCAGTCGTTTTCCCAACCAGCAGGCATACCATTATAACCAATGCTTATAATTCTATTATCTTTAACTACGATAGCACCGACTTTCAAGCGACGAGCATGACTTAGTTCAGCAAATCTATGTGCTGTGTCTATGTAGGCCTGCTTGAACTTGTCTTTCATATTCATGGAGCGGGATGCGAGAATCGAACTCGCGACTTTAGCTTGGAAGGCTAAGGTAATACCATTTTACGAATCCCGCTTGGGTTATTTAAATTTATCTATAATATTCTTGAGTCTTACGTTTTCTGAATCTTGTTCATCTAAACAATACCATATAGGCATAGTTACTCTTACACCAGAGGTAATTAGATTAACACCGTGCTCATTTCTTGGATCGCTGTAATAACAAACCATTGACCCTTTCTTTGGAACACTTACATAGTCATCACCGTGTTCAGTTTTAATAAATGTTTCTCCGCCTTGATAGTCATCATTGAGGTAAGTAACACTGCTAAACTTTCTGCGCTGTAAAATATCATTAACTTCATAGCCGTCATCTTTATGACGATGCATCATTCTACCTGTTCTCCAGGTGACAATGTCAGTGAACTCGTTGTATGCAGTTATACCATAGGTGTCTCTAACCAATTGTTCTACACGAGTTCGATAGTCAAATATTTTCTTTTGTAGGTCCGGATCAGGGAGGGTATGCCAAAGCAATGCCTCACCCTGATGCCAGGGAAGCAAACTACCATCTACAGCATCCGGACCGGATTTGGCTAGAACAAACTGACAAATTTGATCACAGGTATCTGCATCTAATACATCATCAAATCTAAAGATGGTATTGCTACCTGTATCAACTTTATTCATATACTAATTTGTGGTGCCCCGGGGGTGAATCGAACACCCGACTACGGATTACAAAACCGTCGTTTTACCACTAGAACTAACGGGGCTTAATTTTATTTATTTGTGTCGTCCGTGGCAGTTTTAGTATTTTGGCTAGACTTTGCAACTTCGTTAAATGCTTCATCTTCGTTTTGTTGATCCTCGATTACACGGGGATCGGGCTTGCGAAAAATAGCATCGAAATTATTACCGAACTGTTCTTGGCTAACGCTGTATGGACGCGGACGTGAACCTTTGCTCATCGAATTTTCCTCAAATAATCAAAACCGATTTTACCTTCTTGAATTTCTTTTAATGCTAGAACATTTGGAGTGGTACTGTTAGAATTATCTACCAACGGGCGACTACCACGCTTCAATTCGCGAGCACGAATAGCAGCCACCAAAACCAATGCAAAACGATTACCGATATTTTCAACACACTTGTTGGTGTCAATAACGGTGCGTGTTAGCAATTTAGGATCAAACATGTAAAGTCACTTTCTATAAAATTTGGTGCCCCAGGCGAGACTCGAACTCGCAACCGTTTCCGGGACGGCTTCTAAGACCGCTGTGTAAACCATTCCACCACCGGGGCAATTAACTAACTAAAACAATATTGTAACATAATATTTATAGGTTGTCAACTACTAATAAATATTAAAAAGAGAAAAATTTATGAGCCTATACACAGACCTAGGATTAGATTCCACTTGCAGTGAAGAAGAAATCAAACACCAATATAGAGTATTGGCTCACAAGCATCATCCCGACATGGGCGGCGATGAAGAAATATTTAAAAAGATCAGCAAGGCCTATGAAGTATTAAGCGATCCAGTTCGCCGTGCCGAATATGATAAGACCGGCAAAGTTGGCGAGGACATGAGTGTTCAAACTGAAGCCGTACAGCGACTAGGCAACATGGTCACACAGTTTATTTTTAATATTAATCCAGAAGTTGATGATTTAATATCAAAGATGATTGCTGACATTAACCAAGCCAGACATCGTGTTGAGGGTGATATTGTTACCTGTAATAGGCTAATACACAATTTAAAAATAGTGATTAAAAAGATTCGCCGTAAGCGTGAGGGCGAAAATATTTTAAAAACCTTTGCAGAAAATCAACTACGTCTTCGTGAAAACGAATTGATTACATTTAATCGCACTCTAGAAGTATTTGCACTCATGCTAGAAATACTTGAAGACTATCACTACGGCAACGGTGATTGGACTCTACTACTAGATCCAGCAGCACCACAGCAGCCCGATAGCGAGCCTCAACAGCAATAAACCATTAAGTGATAATACTCAAGTCTTACA